GGTTTGTATTTGGATTGACAGGCCCTCGGTCGAAATAAAACGCATTTTAATCCAAAATGCTCTGACTCGGCTGGGGTTTAGACAAGAGATATTTTCACGCGCACGCGTAGGTTTTTTGTAGAGAGGTGATAATATGGCTGTAAAAAAGGAAACCGTAAATCAAATTATTGAAGGACTAAGGCAAGATATGCTGGACCAATTAGAGCGTAATGGAGCAGTTGGAAGTTACTATACCGATATGGTGGAAGATTGGCTTATGTATTGGAAAACAAAAAAAGAATTAGCTGACGACATAAAAAAGCGAGGCAGCAAGGTAACAAAGCTTGACAGTAGAGGACAACAACAAATCGTAAATAACGAAAGTATAGACATTATGGTAAAGACAAGTGTGCAGATGCAAAAAATACTTGAATTTTTAGGATTGAAACCACCAGAAAATCAAGGTGGTGTAGTTGATGAAGAAGACATGGAAATGTAGACAGAAAGATTATCACCCTTACATAGATAGTTATATTGACGGTTGCCGGAGCGGCTCGATTTTAGTTGAAGAAGAAATACTTTTAGCTTGTGACTTAATTGAAGAAAAGCTAAATAACCCGGATGTTTTTATCGATATTGAAAAAATAGATAAAGCCGTAGAGCTGATGGAGCGTTATTTTGAAATAAAACTTTTTGACTGGGAGTTATTAGTTACAGCTTGCATTCATTGTTATTATAAATCTGATGACACTTTAGTTTTTACAAAAATTGTATTGATTATGGGGAGAGGAAATGGGAAAAATGGTTATATTTCTCCACTGTCATGGTACCTGACAACGCACTATCATGGAATTAAAGGTTATAACGTAGATATAGTTGCCAACGCCGAAGACCAAGCCAAAACATCTTTTGACGATGTTTATGAAATGCTTGAAAGGACTTGGGGAAAGTCAAAGAAATTCTTTTATAAATCTAAGGAACTAATCAAAAATTTATCAACTAAATCATACATAAAGTTTAATACCTCAAATGCGAAAACTAAGGACAGCAAAAGAACAGGATGCCTTATATTTGACGAGGTTCACGGATATCAAACTTACGATGATATAAAAGTATTTACATCAGGGTTCGGTAAAAGGAAACACTCCAGAACCTTCATGATATCGACAAACGGCAATGTAAGAAATGGTGTATTTGATGACACGATTGCCATAGCAAAAGACATTTTAAACGGTACTATAAAAGATTTGCGCTGGTTACCTTTAATTTACAGAATTCATACAGAAGAGCAGGCAAAGGATAAAAATAATTGGCATTTAGCAAATCCATCTTTAAAATATTTACCTACACTTCAGCTTGAGATGGAAAATGCCTATACTGAAATGCAATATAGCGCAGCATTAGAAGAAGAGTTTTTCACTAAAAGGATGAATTATCCAAAAGGCAATAGAGATTTACAAGTTACAGAGTGGGATAATATAGCGGCTACAAATAAAACTATGCCGGACCTAACAGGTAGACAATGTGTAGTGGGTATTGACTATACTAAAATTAATGACCTTGCCAGCGTTGACTTGCATTTCAGAGATGGAGATATTAGATATAAAATAAGTCATTCATGGCTATGCTTACAATCCGCAGATTTGAAAAGATTGAAAATTCCTTGGCAACAGTGGGCAGAGGATGGATTATTAACATTGGTTGATGATGTTGAAATCAGCCCATATCTAATAACTGATTATATTTTAGAACAAATGCAGTATTACGATGTTAAAGGAGTTGCAGTTGATGGCTATAGATATGCCCTGCTGGCAAAAGCTTTAAAGGAAATTGGATTTGATAAGGACCATAAAAACTTATACTTAGTTAGACCAAGCGACATAATGAAGATTGTTCCGGTGATTGACAGTATATTTGTTAATCACTATTTTTGTTGGGGAGATAATCCGCTTTTGAGATGGGCTACAAATAATACTAAACTTATTGCCTCCGGAAAGAAACAGGGAACCGATACAGGCAATTTTTATTATGGCAAAATTGAAGGCAAGAGCAGAAAAACAGACCCATTTATGGCAGGGGTACACAGTACAGTTATAGAACATTTATTGGACACCGGTGGCAGTGTTTTTGAAGACCTACCAGTTATAACGTAGATAGAAAGGAGGCAATATAATGTGAGCATATGGACATGGTTAAAAGATAAGTTCGGAGGCGGATCTATACCACTAAGCGGAGATAGTCTTGATGAATTTATTGAAGACTATGCTTTAGCAGTTAGTGATATTTACATTAGAGAGATGGCATTCTGGTCTGCAACAAATTTAATCGCAAATGCAATAAGCAAATGCGAATTTAAAACTTATTTTAAAGGTGAGGAGGTAAAAAAACAAGAGTACTACTTATGGAATATTGAGCCAAACAAAAACCAAAATTCAAGCGCATTTCTACACAAATTAATAGCGCAGCTCTACCGGCATAATGAATGTCTGGTAATAGAACAAAACGGTCAGCTTTTGGTAGCGGATAGTTTTGATAAAAAAGAATATGCGCTTTATGAAGACATGTTTACGCAAGTAACAATTAAAGATTTTACTTTTAACAGAAGTTTTAAACAATCAGAAGTTTTGTATTTTCAACTGTCTGAAAAAGATATGCGTAAAATTGTTAATGGACTATATGAAAGCTATGCAAAATTAATAACTTATAGCATGAATGCGTATAGGCGTTCTAAGGGAGTTAAGGGAGTTTTCAAGTATGACACCTTGCCGGTTGCAGGCACTCCTGAAAGAGAAGTTTTTGACAAGTTGATTAATGAAAAAATCAGCAAATGGCTTAATAGTGATAGTGCTGCTTTACCTCTTGGTAAAGGTCAAGATTGGAAAGAAAACGAAAAGAAAACTTATTCGTCAGAGGGAACCAGAGATATTAAAGCTATGATTGATGATATTTACGATTTCACAGCTCGTAGCGTTGGTATTCCTCCAGTACTTCTAAAAGGTGACTTGGCTAATATTGGAGACGCAGTAGTTAATCAGCTCCTAACATTTTGTATAGATCCTTTGACGGATATGCTGCAGGAAGAAATTAACCGTAAGCGCTCTGGCTATTCAGCATTTAGCCAAGGAACGTATGTAGAGATTGATACTAAGGCAATTAAACATATCGACTTATTAAGTGTATCAACAGCAATAGACAAGCTTATAGCAAGTGGAGCTTTTTGCATTAATGATATTAGAAAACTTGTAGGAGAACAGGTAATTGACGAACCTTGGGCTTGGCAGCACTACATTACGAAAAATTACACAACTATTGAAGATTTAGAAGCTCTGAAAGGAGGTGAGTAGGTGACAAATAAAATCAAAAGAATATGGCAAATAAAGCAATCCGCTGAAGCTGACACTTTAGATATGTATATTTATGGTGATGTTGAAGGGGATTATTTTGATTGGTGGGAATGGCAATTAGTAGAAAGTGAAACATCTGCTAATCATTTCAGAGAAGAATTGAACAAATACCCTGATGCAAAAAAGATTAACATATACATCAACTCGTATGGGGGTAGTGTGTTTGAAGGAACAGCTATATATAGCCAGTTGAGAAGACATCCGGCTGAAAAAGTTGTATATGTAGATGGCTTTGCTTGTAGTGTAGCCTCTGTAATTGCTATGGCTGGTGACAAAGTAATTATGCCTAGTAATACAATGATGATGATTCATGATGCATGGAATGTTGTATATGGCAACGCCAGACAATTAAGAAAAGCAGCTGATGATTTAGACACTATCATGGAAGGCAATAGACAAGCTTATTTGGATAAGTCTAATGGCAAAATAACTGAGGACAAATTGAAAGAATTGTTAGAAACTGAAACATGGCTTACAGCTCAGCAATGCTTAGAATACGGCTTCTGTGATGAAATACTAAGCAGAGAAGCGGATTTAACCGAGGCTAAGCAAATGTTGCAGAAAGCTAATATGACGTTAGAACAGCAATTGAATTACAACAGAGCCTTAGCGGCTCAAATCAGAGAATTAGCTCAAAGTTTAAAGGAACCAGAGTTAGAACCGGAACCGATTAACTCGGTGGACCCTGAGCCTGAACCAGAACCAAAAGAAAACAAAGCACAAAAAATATTTTTATCAATTTTAAAATAAGAGAGGAGCAACAAGATATGAAAAACAAAGATTTATTGGCTTTACAAAAAGCCGAAATTATGAACAAACTTAACCAGGCAATAAAAGACGGGAACGATGAAGCGTTCCAAGCAGCATTCACTGAATACACAGATATGCTGCAAGAGGCAGTTTTAGCTGAAGCTCAAGGCTATGTTCAGGCTTCAGACAACAACATATTAGCAGGAAGAGGCGCAAGAGTTTTGACCTCACAGGAAACAAAATACTACGAAAAAGTGATTGATGCAATGAAATCAAATAATCCAAAACAAGCACTTACTTTGATTGACGAAACATTGCCAACAACTGTTATTGACTCTGTATTTGAAGATATTTTGGAAGCACATCCATTGCTAAATGCTATTAACTTCCAAAACACTGGAATTTTGACAGAAATCCTTATTTCTACCCAAGATGGAAGGCATTTAGCTACTTGGGGTAAGTTGTGCGATACAATCGTAAAAGAATTGACCGCTGGAACGGATGTTATTAATTTAGCACAAAACAAATTGTCAGCGTTTATTCCAATATGCAAGGCTATGCTTGAGATAGGTCCTACATGGATTGATAGATACGTTAGAACTATCCTTCTTGAAGCAATTTCTAACGGACTTGAAAAGGCAATCATCCTCGGAACTGGAGTTGATGAGCCTGTAGGAATGACTAAAGACCCTAACGGAGTATTCCATGCTCAAAACGGCTATCCAGACCTTGTAGCAGTGCCAATGAATGAAATTAGCCCTGATACTTATGGTGGCATTTTAGCAGCCTTGGCAGTTGGTCCTAATGGATTATATAGGACAGTAAATGAAGTATTGTTTATCTGTAATCCGGTTGATTATTACACAAAAGTTATGCCTGCTATTATGAAGATTCAGCCTGATGGAAGCTATGTTTCTCGATTCCCACATCCGACTAAGCTAATTCAATCCGTATATGTACCGGCTAACAAAGCTATAATCGGTCTTGGCAAGAGATATTTCTTTGGCTTAGGGACTGGGCAAGGTGGAAAAATTGAATACTCTGACCATTACAAATTCTTAGAGGACGATAGATATTATCTGACCAAGCTTTATGGAGACGGTAAGCCTTTAGATAGTGGTTCTTTCAAGGTTGTTGATATCACTAACCTTAGGCCAACAGCACCTATTGTGAGAGTTGCAGACTATATCGATGCAAGATTAGCTACACTTGCAATTACAGACGAATTGACTGCTGCTGTAAATATCGGTGTATTCAATGAAAATATACACGCATATAGCGGAGCAGTAGCTGACGCTTCAGCGGCTGGTGATAATAACGTAGCATCTATGACTTTAACAACTAAAGACCCGAATGCAGTTGTAGTAGTTAAAAATGGGGCAAATGTAGTCACTAAAGCTAATAACGCATATGCATTAACCTTGGCAGCTGGCGCGAATGTGATTACTATAACTTCTACTGTAGATTCTGTTGAACAAGAGGCATATGTAATAGTGCTGACCTATACGCCGATAGTATAATGAAGGCTATAGTATTAAGGCCTTTTGTTGATAAAAAAGAAGGTGTTACTCGCAAGCCGGGCGACACCTTCATTGTCTCAAAAGAGCGATATAAAAAATTAAATTCAACTTTTAAATTAGTTGAGGAGGTTGCCGAAGAAACCAAACCGACAGCAGCAAAAAGCACAGTAAAGAAAAGAGGTGCGAAGAAATGAATTTGTGGAATGTAAAAGTGATAGAGAATTCTATTCTATCCGGTAGAGCTTCCGGCGGAACTACTACCACTTTAGTTGATGATAAAAAAAATATGAGTACTGATTTATTTAAGGATAAGCTTATAAAAATTATAGTTGAAGGCATTGAATATGTGCGAAAAATAACATCTCATACTGTTGATACCTTTACCTTTGACGCGCTTGTTTCTGCAGTTGCAGCAACAGCTGTTCTCGACAATACTTCAGCCGGAGGAGGCAAGGTGACAATAACAGCCGACCCTGCCGGAACCTATGCCAATGATTACAAAGTTGTCGTCGTTAAAGGCGAAGGAGCAAACGCGTCTACAGAAGCATCGTTTGACGAGGGCGTTTTGACAATCACACTCGGAACAGGCGCAGGAGCCAAAGCAACTGCAACAATCGGAACCTTAGGCACCAATGGTATTGTCGTTACCGCAAATGAAATCGGTGTACTTGATGGGTATTCGATTGAAATTACGCAAAACTCAGGTGAAGATGTACCGTTGTCAACCGGATATTCCGAGGAACTAGAAAAATTCGTAATCGGCTTGGGTACCGATGCAAGCGGCGACCCCGACGACAGCAAAAACACGGTAGCGAACATCGTAAACGCGCTAAACGACAACGTATATTTCAACGCGTTGTTTATTGCGGCCTCAACTGATGGTTCAGGCGTGCACAACACGCCGATTGCAGCGGTGGATATCGAAGGTGGAGCCGAGCCTGCTGTTGATGGTGCCGCGGCGGAAGTAAAAACAGCAATTGAAGGAATAAGCGAAGGCCCATTTACTGTTGTAGCTGATACAGCAGGCGTGATGGCAGTAACCGAAGCGCCTATTGATTTTAGCGGCGGCGTGGATGAGGTAAAACCAGCGGTTAAATCAGAATATTTTGTTATTTAGGCGGTGATGTTAATGGCTTTACTTGATGAAGTAAAAAATTATTTGGACATAACGTGGGACGATAATGAGACAGATTTGAAACTTAACGGAATGATTGAACGTGGAAAAAAGTATTTAAATA